GCCAAACTAGCCGCCGCCAGAAGATGGTTACGTGGGTAGCTCAGGCATGGATTGATATTCAGATCATGAGACCGAACTGGAATTTTATGAATTCCCAGTTCAATTTTGACACGGTTGTTTCAACGCGTGACTACCTCGCATCAAGTTACGGGATCTCTGACATGAAGATCTGGGATACCAGTTCTTTCTTGATCTATGAGACCGCCACCGGTGAATCTGACCAGAATCAGCTTGTTTACCTGTCGTATGACAAATGGCGCGAACAATACCGCGTGCGCATGGGTGATCGTGATGATGGCCGGCCACAGATTTTCACCATTCTCCCCAATAAGCAGGTGCGTTTTGAGCCTCGCCCAGACAAAATATACACGATTGATGGGGATTATAAGCGATCAACTCAAACGCGGGTGGCCAATGGTGATGTGCCAACTAATCTTCCGGAAGACTTTCATATGATGATTGTCTGGAAGGCATTAATGGATTATGCCTTTAAAGAAAATGCTCCCGACACGCTTGAGCAGGCAACGGTTAATTTTGGAAACTTCCTTATCAGGCTTGAGATTGAGGAATTACCCGTATTTGATACAGATTATGTGGCACTGGCATGAGGCGGGTAAAGAATAAACCGCTCGCTTCATCGGTAAACACGAAAGAATTTCAGTTAAAGGGTGGACTCAATGAGATCACCTCGCCCTTATCACTTAATCCCGGTGAGCTGTACGCAGTTTCAAACTATGAGCCAGGGGAAACCAATGGTTACCGGCGCATAGAAGGGTATGAGCGCCTTGATGGGCAGCCCTCGCCGTCTGAATCGGTTTACTGGATCCTAAACTTTGATGCTGGGAATGTGATTATCCCTGACGTTGGCGCCAATGTTCTCGGGGTCACCAGCGGTGCCACAGGGCATATTGGCACGATTGTTCTTGAGTCGGGTGCATGGGATGGGACAGGAACAGGGTATTTTGTGGTTTACAACGTAACAGGAGCTTTTGTCGATAATGAATCATTGGTATTCACATCGTCAGAAGATGGGTTTAACCAAGGCTTTTCAAGTGGGTTCGGATAATGGCAATTAAAACAAAAGCACAATTAACGACCGCTTTTGCGGATAACACCTCTGGTGCCATTACGCCTTCTGATCTCAGGGACTTCCTTGATACGTGCCTGGGTGGGTATGGCGGCATTAAGATTGAAAATAATTCTACCGGCCAAGTTCTTGTTGCCACCACACCTGAAATATTAACGGAATGGACGGCCAATGGTATTGCTGATGGATTTACGCCAGACTTTGCAAATGACAAGATTACCGTACTGAATGCAGGTGATTACAGTGTTGATTTTCATGCGTCCATTGATGGAATAACCGGGGCAACATTCCATTTCCATTTGTACAAAAATGGGTCTGATATTGGGCCAGCGTGCAAAATTAAAACAGCAAACACGGACTCTCAATCGTCTTCGTTCGGCGATCAGCTCACCCTTGCCGCTAATGATGTTCTCACGATCTGGATTGAATCTGATGCAAATGGCACAATCGTTACCAATCACGCAAACCTGAAGATTAAGAGAATCGGGTAATGGGGCTTGCGGCCACTACAGCCCTTGCTAACGGCGCTGACGTTGAGGGCGGTGCAACTACCGATGCACTTAATTTGTCCTACGTTCAGGCGGCCATTGAGCATGCGCGGGCAAAAATACAGCCAGTACCGGGATCAGGGAAACTACGGGGTACCTGGTCGTATGGCGGGAAAGAGTATGCCTGTCGCGACAATCTTCTGGCCACTGCCGGTGCTATATATGAATCATCCTCTACCGGGTGGGTGGAGGTCGACTTAGGCTCAACTATCGCCTTTACGGGTGGATTAGACGCTGGGAATGTCGGTTTTACCAAGGGTGAGACTGTATCTGGCGGATCGTCTAGCGTCACAGCTATAGTTGTTGATGTGGTTAAATCTTCTGGCGACTGGACAGCAGGTACAGCCGTAGGAATACTTTATGTTAATTCAGTTGTCGGTGGTTCATTTTTTTCCGAAACACTAACCGGCGAAAGCTCTGGGATCACCGCAACAGGGGCAGCCAATACCGTTGTTGCGGTGGTTGCTGGTGGCCGCTACGAATTCATCAACGAAAACTTCTATGGCCAGCTCAGCCAGCGTGGGATGTACGGGGTAGACGGGAAAAACCCCGGGTTTATGATTACCAAGTTTGGATTCCGCCAGATCCCAACAGGAATGGTTGATGACACGCCATCCCATGTCAACGAACACAAAAAGCACCTTTTCTACTCATTCAAAGGCGGATCAGTTCAGCATTCTCCAACGGGGGATCCGGGTAATATCTGGACACCTATTCTAGGCGCAGCAGAAATCGGTACCGGCGATGAGGTAACGGGGTTTATGACGCTGCCGGGCAATGTATTCGGTATCCTGAATCGAAATAGCTCATATATTTTATCAGGATCGGGTGCTGGCTCATGGGTTCTCGATCAACATTCTGACGAGGCTGGCGCTATTGAATGGACAAACCAGCGCCTTGGAAGCCCAATATACTTTGATGATCGCGGTTTAATGGAATTCACCCAGACGCAAGCCTTTGGTGACTTCCGGGATGCATCATTTTCTGAGCGGATTAGAAAAACACTCACAGCAAACAAGGGTAATGTCCTCAGCTCAATGCGGGTGAAGAGCAAAAATCAGTATCGATTATTCTTCAACACCAATGTTTTCGTGATCTGCACCTTTGAGGATCGAAAGGTATCAGGGTTTACCTTATGCGAGTACCCGATACCGGTTGAATGCTCTGCGTCTACTGAAGATTCTGCTGGAAATGAGATCCTTCTGTTTGGATCAGATACTGGCTACGTCTACCAGGCAGACAAAGGCACGTCATTCGATGGTGCCGAAGTAGGTGCCTTTATTCGGATCGCATTTAACTTCATCAACAAATCGGAATACAACAAAGAATACTTGAAAGCTGTTTTTGAGGTGGATTCAACTGAGGCCGTTGCCATTGATTTCACGCCCGATTTTGATTATGGCGAAAGCGAAGATATTACCCAGTCTCTGGCCGTAGCTGCTGCTGGAGGAACGTGGGACGTGAGCCTTTGGGATCAGTTCGTGTGGGGCGATCAACTTATTTCTAATCCGGTCGCCTACCTTGATGGGCTGGGGCAGAATATTGGGATCACACTATACAGTTCTCATACTTATGAGCCTGTTCACACCATTAACAGTACGATTATTCACTATATCAACCGAGGACGGGTAAGATAATGAGTGCTATACTGGTTACTATCTGGCCGAACCGCGTTTCCGCCTTCTTTTTCAGTAAGAGGATTTAGCGGTGGCATCTGATTTTTTCCCAACCTTTACAAGGCTTCAAAAAGGCACCAAAGCCCGTGCTGACGCTGTTAATGCGCTATTCGATCAGGTAAAAACAAGCTTTGACAAGCTGCCTACCGAAGCAAATATCAAGCAAGGCACGATTAACTATGCTGTGGATACTGGTGCGGCTAACGCCTACGCTATTCCGACGGCACTACCTCACGTTGTCACCTCATACAAAGACGGTCAGGAAGTCACATTTCTGACTGCCAATGCTAATACTGGCGCTTCCACTCTTGATGTAAGCGGTATTGGCCCGATTGCTATTGTCCTAAATGAAGGCTCAGCTCTGCCTGTCGGGGCAATCGTCGCTAACAGTCTGGTAAAGGTTCAACACAACGCAACCCTAAGTAAATGGCAGTTAATCGGTGTTCTTGAAATAACAAATTCAGTCACTCCTTTTGTTGCCACCTTACTTGACGATGCGACCAACGTTATATTTATTGCGACACTAAAACTTTCATCGACGGCTAATGGTGAGGGTGCTTCCTATATTGCTATTGAGGATTCAGGCGGGAATTATACTGCTGTAAACGTTGAGGCGGCTCTTGCTGAGCTGGCGTCTACTTCTTCTGGTGAAGGTGCGAGTATTATTGGCTCTAATGATGCTGGTGGATACTTTACAGGAACTACTGTAGAAGCTCAGCTACAGCAGCTTGGGCTTAATAGTGCTTCAGCCGATTTGCTCGCTGGCTCATACTTAGCTGCACACACAAACTTGCGTGTTAAAAATAATGTAGCAACACCAAATAGTAAGATGGATATTGACGCAGATAAAGTCAATGTAGCTACTACAGGAAATACAGTTAAAGTTTTAAGTTCCATAAACCTGACTGTTGATATAACTGTTTCTGGCGCTAATGGTTTAGACACAAGCTCAGAGGCAGTCTCTAAATGGTATCACTTATGGGTTATTTATAACGGCACAACTACAGCAGGACTACTTTCACTTTCATCGACTGCGCC